GGAGGAGCGCATTGCTTCCTCTTTACAAAAGATTGGATAGAAGCTCGCGAAATGCAGGCCTCTCTTAAATCAATGTCAGCCGCTCTGGGTTATGGTGAGAGTGAGATCTTTCCCAAGCAAATCAAATTGCATTTAGATAGAGGCGACGTTGGTAACTTTTTAAACCTACCGTATTATAATGCGGAAGACGGCTTGCGATACGCATTTAAAGATGACGGCACAAGCGCTACCCTTGAAGAGTTCTACGAGCTTTACGATACACATGTCCAAACCTTTGAAGAGGTGCAGAAACTACAGATCACTGCGGCACAAGAAACAGATCTTCTAAAAGACGGGCCACCTTGTTTGCAGATTTTGTGCAGATCAAAGATCAGTGAAGGCGGTCGTAACAACGGTTTGTTTAACATCGGTGTGTATCTCCGCAAAGCTTTCCCAGACTCTTGGGAGAACGAGATCTTACAGTACAACATGAACTACTTAGATCCACCGCTCCCCTTGGCAGAAGTTAACATCGTAGCCAAGCAATTGGACCGCAAAGACTACATCTATAAGTGTAGCGATGCCCCGATTAATGCACATTGTAACAAGGACTTGTGCCGAACCCGTAAGTTCGGCGTAGGAGCCGCTGTACAGGGTGTTACAGTGGCTAATCTGCGTAAGTATAACAGTACACCGCCCGTGTGGTTTATGGACGTAGCGGGCGAGCCCCTTGAGTTGGATACAGATGCGCTTTTAAATCAACCTACCTTTCAAAAAGCTTGTATGGAGCAGTTGAACTTCATGCCACGGTCCGTTGCCAAGCCTGCTTGGGAAGGACGTATTTCTGCGTTGATGACGGAGATGAAGGATAACGAAAGCGCAATCATCGAAGTATCGCAAGATGCCAGTACGTCTGGGCAGTTCTTTGACTACCTCGAAGAGTTCTGTCGTTTCCTACAGCAAGCGCAAGATAAAGAAGAGATCCTACTCCGCCGCCCATGGACCGATGAAGAAGCCGGAACCACTTACTTTAGGTTAAGAGATTTCGAAGGGCATCTTAGAAAGAATAAGTTCTTTGAGTATAAGTCACATAAGATTGCACAACGTCTCCGAGATATAAATGGTGAGAGCGTTGTACTAAAGATCAAAGGAAGGGCTGTCAGAGTTTGGCAAATACCGTCCTTTGAACGAGCCGATGCGGTTCTTTCGCCGCCAAAATTTAAATCAAAAGAGGAGCCGTTTTAAAATGGATGATGAAATATTATTAGCAGATGGCTTGGGTAAAGCTTTTATTGGAGTAGGGCATCGATCAGGATGTCACGACGTTGCTGTTTATGATTACGACAGATGTGCGCAGATTTTGATGCGACGAGACAAAATGAGTATTGAAGATGCTTATGAGTTTGTGGATTTTAACGTGGTTGGGAGTTGGGTGGGAGATCGAACACCTATATTTTTGGAGAGAAGAAAACTAAAGGAGATAGAAAAACATGGGTAATGAAGCTGAAGATAGAGAGTTTTTTAAAGACATGGAGATACTACGGCTTCGAGAGTTGCTTGAACTCCAAAATAAAATTCTTTCGCAGGATTTAGGGGATCACAAAACGTGGACAATTGAACGCCGTAACTTAGAGATCTTTCGATTACGTAAACAACAGTACTTAAAGTTGCAGGCTATTGGTGACCGCTTTGATCTAAGTAAAGAGCGCGTCCGTATTATTGTGAAAAAGATGGAAGAAAAAGGTTTCGATGTTCAGAATTTTCGGCCCTCCGGGGACAGGTAAAACTACCAAGCTTCTTGACATGGTGGACCAGAACTTATCTTCGGGCATTGCCTCGACAGATATTGCATTCTTGGCGTTTACCAGAAAAGCGGCAAATGAAGCTAAAGAAAGAGCTTCCTTGCGGTTCAACCTTGATCCAAAGAAAGACCTGTTTTACTTTAGAACGTTGCATTCGCTTGCCCTAACACTAACCGACATCCGTACTGAACAGGTTCTGCAAAACGAGCATTACAAAGAGCTTGGCGACGCAATAGGTGTTAACTTTGGTGTAAACAAACGCGGCGGTATGGAGGATATGCCGGAGTTAAACAGATCTAGCGATCCCGTGCTATCTCTCATAAGCCTCGCTACCCTACGAAAAGTTCCCCTACGCGAGCAATATAACGAAAGCCGCATCGACACAGATTGGAATACCGTTGCCTACATTGCAGAAGCTCTCAAGAATTACAAAGAAGAGTTCAACATGTATGACTTCACCGACATGTTAAAGCTGTTTGTAGAGAATGGCGACACCTATTGCCCCAACTTCGCCGTTACCTTCTTAGACGAAGCGCAAGATCTTTCCCCGCTCCAATGGGATCTAGCCCACTTGTTAGATAGAAAATCAGAAAGAATGTATTGTGCGGGCGATGACGACCAAGCAATCTATAGATGGGCCGGAGCGGATGTAGATCAGTTCATCAACCTAAATGGTTCGTCCGAAACCCTATCGCAATCCTACCGCGTACCCACAAGCGTTTGGAACGTAGCGCAGGGAATTACTAAACGTATCCACCGGCGTTTTCCAAAAGAATATAAACCCCGCGAAGATATGGGCATGGTTAAAAGAATAAATACCGTAGCCGAACTGGACATGTCCCACGGCTCATGGCTCATTCTGGCACAAGCGGGATATCAATTACAAGAAGTGGCAAACGAGTTAAAATCATCGGGCAGGTTATTTAACTTTAGAGGCCACCGTAGTGTTTCCGAGCGTGTTAGCAACGCGGTCAATGGGTGGGAGCAAGTGAGATCGGGGAAATCCGTGCTTGGAAACACAGTTAAAGCAATCTATTCGTTTATGTCCACAAAGGATCGTATAGCTAGAGGTTTTAAAAGACTGTCCGGTCTCGACGAAGACAGCTTCTACACCTTCAAAGAGCTTGTCGAGGATCACGGGCTTCTGGCAACGAATGAAATGATCTGGCACGAAGCAATGGATAAAATGCCAGAAAGAGATAGAGCCTATATCGTGGCTATGCTTCGACGCGGAGAAAAGTTTAACGGCATTCCCCGTATTAATGTGTCCACGATCCACGGATCAAAGGGCGGAGAAGCCGATAATGTGTGCATCTTTACCGATCTAAGCCCCGCCGCCGACGAATCTATGAGAATTGATGCCGACGATGTTCACAGAACATTCTACGTCGGTGTAACCCGAACGAAAGAAAACCTATTTATTGTTGAACCCGAAGATATATCAAGGAGTTACGATCTATGAAACAGGACACACCACCGCAAAAACGGTTTGAATTTATACAAGACGAAATAGACAGAGCCTATATCCATGCAGATGACGTATGGAAACAAGCATATTATGAAAACGCCGCTAAGTATCTATCAGAACACCATGTTGTGGAAGGTGGTAAGATTTGCGCGTTTTGCAGAGCCCAAGGGATGGCTGACCCCCATCACCACAATGTCTGGGGAGCAATGATGCTCTCGCTAAAAAAACTAGGGTGGGTTGAAAAAATAGGTATGATCCGCCCCACGACACGACACACGCATATTAGCGAAGTATGCCAGTGGGAAAGCCAATTATTTAAAGGACGTAAAAATGAAACGTGAAGAAATACTGCAAAAAGCAGAGAGCTTAGTCAACGGACCACGGGCCAAGGACTACGGCGATGCTTATGAGAACCATGACAGAATAGCAAAGATATGGTCGGTTATCTTAGATAAAGAAATAACGGTATCGCAAGTATATCAATGCATGGTTGCAGTAAAGCAAGCAAGGCTTATAATATCCCCAGATCATGAAGACAGTTGGGTAGATATTGCAGGCTATGCGGCATTAGGCGGAGAAGACTAATGGGCAATGATTTTTGGGATACCGAAGAATCCAATATCAATATGGTAGCAACGTATGATGAGAAGGGTGCTTTGTATTTAAAAGAAAGTTGTCCCGATGGTTGGAATTGGAAAAAAGAGAGAAAATTGCTTTCTTGGCAAGAGACAAGCACCGTTTTATTAAATTATAAAAATTCAGAACATTGTTTTGAGGGGGGTGAAAAACAAGTAGATTTTAAACTAAGGCTTATTTGTTGTGTAGATAACAATGGAGGAAATTATAATTCGGACACAGGTTATTGGTTTGATGGTAACGACGGTTTCTTTTTTGAAGACGCAAATGGAAATGTTTATTCAACTAATTCTAAAGGTTTTTATAATGAGGAGAACGGTGGTGAGCAAATTGAAGTGCCTCATTACCATATGTGGTCTTACGATAAACCGCCCTTTACATGCGACATTTCTTTTCCATATCAAAAAGGTATGATCTTTTCATTTACAGCTAATATTGCGGACAAAGAAAAAGTACATCGTGAAAAGGAAGGGTGTAATTACACCCGCTTCCACACGGTTAAAAATGGAAAGCTACTTAACCCCAAAAACGATAAAGATTTCAATTTTGATGGAAAGAAAAGATCCGTTCAAGATTATTTTAATGACATGACACATATGTCCGAAGCTGAAAAAAGAGAAAAAATTGAAGCCTCTAAAAGGATAGAGCGTGGCTCTGCGGGAAATAGAGTAAAAGCAAAATTTAATCATAGGTGTCAGATATGTAAGGTTGAAAAGAAATCTGCTGAAACGCATACTTTTGTAAAAGCAGACGGGCAAAACTATGTCGAGGCTCATCACGTTCTTCAACTTTCTGAGGGGGGTCCTGATACAACAGAGAATATAATGTGTTTATGCGCTAACCATCATAGACAAATGCATTACGGAAATGTCAAAATTGCCATTAGTCGTAATAATTTTTATGTGACTATTGATGAAAAAGTAGAAAAAACAATACCACGATGGAGAACATAATGAGTAATTTAAAGGAGAAAGAAAGATGATTACTACAATTTATGCTACAAAAGAAAAAAATATATACGGCACTGACGTTTTAACATTTGAGTGTACGAAGTGTGGGAAGAAGCACACGCATGGATATGGCGAGGGGCATCGTAAGGCACACTGTAGACATGATGCCAAGGATAGATGGGAAGGTGGTTATTTTCTTAAAGAAATTAAGCCGTCACAAAGTAAAAATGATGAGGATAAAGAATAGATGGCACTACAAATGGCGATGTTCCTACCAAAAAGCGAATGGATACCACCCACAGAACTCCCAGATATCTTTAGCGCTAAGAAAATAGCCATTGACGTAGAGACCAAAGATCCAAACCTTAAAACTAATGGTCCCGGATGGGCTACAGGTGATGGTCAGGTGATTGGATATGCTGTAGCAACCGAAGATTGGTCAGGTTATCTACCTATTCGGCATGTCGGTGGCGGAAACTTAGACGAGCGCATCGTAAATAAGTGGCTCAAAAAGGTATTTGAATGCCCAGCCGACAAGATTATGCACAACGCCCAATACGATCTGGGTTGGATTAAGCGTATGGGATTTACCGTTAAAGGTAGGATTATCGATACAATGGTTGTTGCATCGCTCTTGGACGAAAACAGATTTAGTTACAGTCTAAACGCACTGGCTTACGACCTACTCAACAAAACTAAGTCAGAAAAAGGTCTAAAAGAAGCCGCAATGTCCTTTGGAGTTGACCCAAAGTCAGAAATGTATAAACTGCCGTCGCAATTTGTCGGCCCATATGCCGAAGCTGACGCAGAGCTAACCTTAGAACTGTGGAATTACTTCTCAATTCAAATCGGAATACAGGATTTATGGTCGATTGTTAACCTAGAGCTAGATTTACTGCCCTGTCTGGTGGATATGACGTGGCGGGGAGTACGTGTCGATCAAGACAAAGTAGAGATCACGCGCAACGGCCTATTAAAAAGAGAGAAAGCTTTAATTATTGACATAGAAAAGATGGCGGGAGGAGAAGTAGAGATCTGGGCGGCCCAGTCGTTGCAAAAAGCTTTTGATAAATTAGACATATCCTATCCCAGAACAGAAAAAGGAGCTCCTAGCTTCACAAAAAGCTTCCTTACAGACAACAAACACCCACTAGCTCAAGCTGTGGTACAAGCAAGAAGTCTTAATAAGACCTCCGGTACGTTTATTAATACCATTATGAAGCATTGTAGATCAGATGGTCGAATACATTCGCATATAAATCAGATCAGAAGTGACGACGGGGGTACTATTTCTGGGAGGATTTCAATGAATAATCCGAATCTACAGCAAATCCCTGCGCGTGACCCTGAGATGGGCCCATTAATCCGTAGTTTGTTCCTACCCGAAGAGGGGGAGAAGTGGGCTTCAATAGATTTCTCGCAACAAGAACCACGGATCTTGGTTCACTACGCTTATGTCTATGGAAAAACCCGTGCGATACCTTTGGCAGGCGTACAAGAGTTTGTAGATAATTACCGGAACGATCCAAGCACAGATTTCCACACGCTAGTGGCTGAAATGGCGAATATCCCTCGAAAACAAGCAAAAACCATAAACTTGGGTATAATGTACGGAATGGGGGTCAATAAACTGTCAAATCAGATGGATATAGATCTAGAAGAGGCCCGTGCGTTAATAAAGAAATACCATGCCCGCGTACCTTTTGTAAAAGGATTGATGAACGGTGTTATAAACAGGCTAAACGATAAAGCCTCGTCGGGTGCAATACGGTCTTTAATGGGTAGAAAATGCCGGTTTGATACATGGGAGCCAACATCTTTTGCAATGCATAAGGCGCTACCTTATAGAGAAGCTGTAAAAGAACACGGCGACACTACAGCACTCAAACGTGCCTATACATACAAAGCTTTGAACCGGTTAATCCAAGCTTCGGCGGCGGACATGACGAAAAAAGCAATGGTAGATATATACAAATCCGGTCGAACACCACTGATCCAGATCCACGACGAGATGGCAATGTCCGTAAAGGATGAGGCCGATGCGCGAGAAGTCCGTGATATCATGGTAAACGCACTACCATTGGAGATACCAAACAAATGTGACATCGACCTTGGGCCAAGTTGGGGCGAGGCTAAAGAATTAAAGGATTGAAGGTTGTAACTTTCTATATAATCTTATATAGTCTCAGATATTAACACATGGAGACTGCTATGGATACTTCGAAATGGAAAAGTATACTCGTACCAAAAGATATTTACGAAGAAATTAAGACGTTGTCACAGAAAGAAGGCCGCACGATCTCCGGTCAACTGCGCTTGATCCACGAAACGTTTAAAAAGGTAAACCCACCCGTTCGTGACGTTTATGTCCAAGAGTGATTTTGATCCCGACAATGTTATATGCAAAGCTCTATCCAACGACGAATGCCCACGGTGCTACCACGATTTAACACGGATTGAGACCCTAGACTCCTATCAACAAAAAAGAGTCTGTCTAATCTGTAATCTAGAAATTTTAGATACTTTATCAGTTTTACCGTAAAAAGCTTGCAATCCCATATTATCTGATATACTGTTGTTGTGAGCGTACTGACGACGCTTAACTTTTTTGTCAAAAGTTTGAGACATAATGAACTCCTAATAAAGAGACCCTCGCTTCTAGGTATAAACTAAGGCGAGGGTTTTTTTATGGTTGACACTGTTGAAAAAGCCCTTTACGGTTGCTTTATGCAAAAATCAAAAGAATATTGTTGGATATGTAATGATCGCGGTTTTACTTACGAAACCAATCCTTATGACCCAGAAGATATTGTTAAAGAGATTTGCGAATGTCAGTCAGAAAAGGAGTTAAACAATGAAAAAATGGAACATTAAGGTAGAGATGGATCAAGGTTGTTGTGTGTGTCTTATTTCTCGATATTACGAAGGGATTGAAGCTAAATCATTTGAGCAAGCTGAAAGAATTGCGTTTCACAAATTTATACAAGACGCAATTATACCTCAAACAATTACTAAAGAGTTTATAACTAAACCTTATTGGATGGATATTGCTCCAGAAGATTACGAAAAAATGTTAAGGAGGAAGAATAATGGAATATGATATCCCACCAAGAGATCTGGTCTATAACCAGAAAAGCGGTATGTATGAGCATAAAGATCGTATCATATCCTCGCAAGACCACGCAGATAAGTTCTATTTCGAACTGTCAGCGATGCTTGCTCCAGAAAACATCCATGAAGATGGTCAGATCTCTCGCTACGCGGCAGATGTAAAATATAAACGCATCTTAAAAACTATCAAAAAACTTAATAAGCACTTTACGCCGCCCGAAGCTCTTAGAGACGAGAGCGACGAGCCAGATGCTTTTTTTGGAGTGTCTTAATGTACCAAGACGACCGATTGATAGATGTTGTTGCACGAACAAAAGCCCTGTCAAAAGAAATCTCTGACGCAGAGTGGATCAACAGTCCGCAAAGCTCAATATTAAAGCGGGAATTAAATCGATACAAAGACCTTCTTCAAGAAGGCATTCACTACGAACCTAAATTTTAAATCAAAGGGAGTTAACTATGGAATACGAAATAAGAGTTGGTAAAAATGTAGCTTTCGACGAGGAAATACCCTCGTTCGATGTCACACTAGTAGCGTGGGATCGGTTTGGAGGCGGCATGACCCACGGTCGAGGCTTTGGCGTTACCAAAGCAGAAGCAAAAACCATTGTTAAAAAACAAGCGCGTCTTTATAATGCAAACCTCACTTATACCACACCCGAAACCGAAAAGTTTTTTTCAGGAGGTGAATAATGTCAGAATATGAAATATTGCCCCGTTCCGAAGTAGAAAAACTTGTTGAGGAATGGGTTGACGAGAAACAACTTTATGCAACATACGGCAAAGATGCTAAAGGGGTGTTTAG